CTCATATATATTAAAAGTTAAACAATTAATTATCTGAGTAATCTACTGGTGTTTCTATTGCATCTCCTTCCTCAACTTCAAAGGATAAGACATCATCTCCAACAGTTTCAAATACTTCTGACCAGTATTCTTTATTATCTGTTTTGTAATTGTCTATTGCCTTTTTGTCGTCTTCGATGAAACCATGTGTGGTCGCAAGAATCTTACAATCTGCATAACCTAAACCATTCATATGGTTTTTATGTATACCTACTTTGGTTCTGATTGCGAAATTAACTTTCCTACCTTTATTAGTAGCATTTAACTTCGATATACCCGCACTTTTTTGATTTCCGAATAAGAATACTAAAGCACATGATAGGTAAATAGATTGTCCACCTTTAGGTTGTATTCTAGGTTGCCCAAATGGGTTATCAGGTAAATCTACCCAAGGTTGGTTTACAAATACCATAGAGTTGGTGTAATCGGATGTTACCTTACGAGAAGATGTTATTCTTTGTGCCATACCCATACCCCATTTTTCTGATATGATTCTCGCAGTATGTTGATTACCTCCTTTACCATCAAAACTCATTTGACAAGGAATAGTACCAATAGAGTCCCAACAAAATACAATATCATGTGGTATCTCACCATTTTTCTGTGCATTTAGAACTTCAGTTACATAGTCAAAAGCTTGTTCAATATAATCAAAACCTAATCTATATAATAGAAATCCATCCCAATAACCGATAACTTCACCTGTTTCTTCATCAATTTCTTCAACATAGTCAGTTTGCAAACCCATTTGTTTTGCGTGTTCGAAACTAAATTTTTGTTCTGTAATGATGAACACAGGTAAAATACCTTTTTTCTGTGCATCCACCGCAGTTTTGATTAGGGCGGTGGTTTTTCCAGTATCCGAGTGTCCTAAAAGCATATTAATCTGACCCATAGCAGGACCTGGAATTCCTGTCGCCTTCTGAAAGGCTTCCCCTAAGTCAAAGTACTTTTGTTCTTTGTACCTATCGCTAGAGGAAAATTTCTTTCTTATAGACGAAAAATCAGATGCTTTTTTCTTTAGTGGTTTCTTTGGCATAATTTAATTAAAACGGTAATTCGTCACCATCATCCAAATTAGAAACCTCAACGTCATTATTATCAGTAGTTTTACTGTAATCATTTTCAAAAGACGAAGTAGTCTCCGTTCTCATCATATTGATTTCTTCTGTTAGTGACGCAGTTTCTTTTTCTTCTTTGTCTTCTTCAGCAACATATTTCTTTTGTTCTGAATCCCAAACTGGTGTTTTGTTTGTAGCTACAATCTCTAAATATTCTTTAGATTTTTTAGCGTAAACATCTTTAAATGATTCCTCATTACTAATCCATTCATTAGCGTAATCTTTATCATTTGTTAAGATAGATACATCATCTGCCATAATTGTATTAACAACAGAATAATTATTCTGATCTCTACCAGAAGTGATAACAATATCTCTTCCTTCTCTAGGATCACTAATATCTCCTTTTAATTTGAAAACGGGAATTAGTTTATCCATAACACCATTTCCGTTTCTATAGTGTTTAAATCTCCAAAATTTAACACCATGGTCTTCATTATCTCTATCAATTCCCTTTACTACGTAGAATTTTCTAGCGATAAATTCTTTAGCTAATTGTTTAGCTTTTTCAGAACCATCTTCATATAAGGCATCTTTCGCCTCACATAATGGACAATGTTCTCCATCATTAAGATGGTTACAGTAAATTTTTTCATATTTACCATTAACTTCTTTTTCGTGATAAAAAACTTCAGTAAATGGAGAACCACCATCTTTCGCTGGTAGTATTCTAAAAGTTTTTGTTTGTGACTTTACACCTTTCGGTAACTTTTCAGTAAAGTACTTTTTTAGTCTGTCTTCGTTGGAAATTTTGTTTCCACTTTTTTTAGGTTCAGTGTTTTTTTCGTACTGAGCCAAAATTGCATCTAAACTGTTACTCATTGTATTTTTTTTTAATTTATTAATATACAATAATAATGATACTTTATTAAAAAGTCAATAGGTAGTAAAAGAAAAACCCCACTTTTGTGAGGTTTTTTTTATAATTCTTCGTTTTCTTCTTTGGAATCATTTTCAAATGATGCCCTTATCTCTTTAGGGTCGAAGTTATCTACTTCGTCTTGTGTTAATGTAAACTCTTCTTCTTTATCAGTTGTTTCATAACCTTCTTTATCTTTCCAAAAATCAGTTAATTTAACACTATAAGGGAAAGAATCCATAGATCTCATTTCTAATCTTTCTACTGGCGTAGGATTTCTCCTTTCGATTTCTTTTTCTAAGTCATCAATTTTATTAATAACTCCGTCCATATCGGTAACTTGTGACTCTAAGTCAGATAATTTAGATAATAAATCATCCATTTTTTGTCCCATATCATCTACAGACGCTTTGGTTTCTTCTGTTTTATCAACAATATCAGTAACATCTACCTCAACAGTTTCTTCATCCCCCATTGGTTCTTCAGTCGCAAATTCATCTTCAACTTCAGTTTCTGAACCAAAAGGATCGGTTTCACCACCTTCTTCAGTAGTTTCTTCTTCTTCTGTTTCACCTTCTACTTCTTCAGTACCAGCTTCAGGTGTTTCTCCTGTGTCTGCCACAGGATCTTCACCACCGACATCAAAGAAAGGATCTTCATCCTCCGCAGGTGGATCTTGTTCTGTCAACATATCGTCTAAAAGTAAATCATCTACTTCACCTTCTTCTTTTTCAGGTACGTAGAATGTATACTCCAACAGTTGTTGGTATCTTTTTAAATCTTCAGAAAGTAATTTTTTCTTATCCATTTTACATTAATAATTGTCTACCGTCATTAGTCTTATATACTTTGTTAACTCTCTCAACAATCTCTTTTCCATCATTAATTAAACATTCTTCACCAACACACTCTTCTGTTTGAGTATCCGAAAGAAAGTTATCTAACTTCTTTTCTAAAGTTTCTTTTTTCTTATTGTCTTTACTTGTTTCCATAGTACTTTTATTTATAAATATTACGAAATTAAGAAAAATCTCTATTTATGTTGAATATTTTCAATTCGTCATTTCTTATAATCATCATTTTATTTTGATGTGAATCCCAATCTATTTTTACATCGTGATAATTTAAATTACCTTTTTCTCCATCACTCATACTTTCAATTAATTTGTTAAGTGCGTTTATAGTATAAAAACACTCTCCTTTTTTGTGTACAATAATAGTGGGTGGGTAAAATGATCTAGTGTCTACTCTCTCACCTTGTTTTAATCTAACCATAAAGGTTAAGATTTTTTTGTCCTCTTCATTAAATGTATATTGGAAAATATTGTTTTCTTTTATTTTAAATCTTTTACCTAAATAAGTTTTAAAACTTTCGATTTTATCCAAATATACAAAAGACGCTAACGTAATAATTTTGTCATCTGTATCCATATTCATAAATGTAGGGAATATATTTATCCTTATTTTTTAATTTTAAAATAAGATCCTTACATTTATTAAATATCTCCAAATCTACCAAAGTATTGTTTTGTAAATTCTTAACTTTGTTTAGTATTTTTTCGTATTTTTCTTCAAATAATGATACAACATTCAAATCAATACCGAAAATAATGTTTTCACCATAAATATATACCATATTACTATCTGATATATAAGTAATTGGGTTTTTTAAAGATAGTATTTTTCTAATGATTCTAAAATTTATCTTCCTACTTCCCATTAATAAATCTAAATAAACATAAGGTAAATGTGCACCGAAAGAATTGTAACATTTACTAATGAATGAATCTAAATCAGTTTCATACTCTGATTTTCTCTCTTTTGGTGAAAATGTCCAAAAGGTGAAAGTGTCTATTTGTTTATGTAATATAGAAACTCTTTCTCCATAGATTTTTTTAACATTTTCCCAACCTATAATTAGTGTTGGTATATCTCTATCAATATTATCTATCTTACGACAAACTTTAAAATTTTCGATATCTATTTTAGAATTAGTTACTATATTTCCAACATTCATATTACAAATATAATAAAATTTTTATAAAATACCAAACTAAATAGGTCCTGGATTATTAAAATCAATTAAAGGTTCTCCATTAGAACTTTGAAATGTTGTCAAAACATTTTCAAATGTGTTAAATGCAGTT